ATTTTTTCTCTTTCTATTTTTTCTTTTTCTCTATTTTTTCTTTTATCTTCTTCTAATTTTTCTTTAGCAATAGATAAAGCAGTTTTAATTTTTTCAATTTCTAATTGAAGTTTAATACTACTTTCTCCATCCAAGCTATTATTTAATTCCATTTCTTTTTCTGCTAACTTACCTTCAATTTTTAACATCTCTATTTCGATCTCATTTTGCATTTTCTTTTCTTCAACTTCTTTGTAGATGTTAGCTTCTTGAATTTTAGCTTCTCTATCAGCTTGAGATTGTTTTTCTGCTCTCTCTTGCATTTCTTCTTCTTTATTTTGAAGTTTACGTTTAACAGAAGAAATAGAATCTGTAGTTAATATATCTATTAAATCAGAGAATTTAATCATTTGGTTTTGTAAAGCAGCGTGTGCCATTTGTTTAACTGTTTCTAGCATATTATCATTAAATCCATTAATAATAGATAAATCATAATCAGCTTCACAAAATCTTTCTACATCAAGATTAAATATTTCTGAAGTACCATCATCTAATACGTGCTGTATTTTTTTAGACTTTAAATCTATCCAAGCATATTTAGCTACTTCTAATAATGTTTTTAAAACTCTTAATTGAGTTTCTTCATGTTGTAAAAACCAATATTCAGTAATATGATTAGATTGAGATATTTCAGTTTGTGTATTACCTACAGCTTGTCTTGAATACATTTGACCTTGTCTTGACCTACTAATACCTGATATTTCTCCAACTTCTTCTTTTATTCTTTCCATTAAACTGATATACATTTGAATACTATTACCCATTTCCATATCAATTACTGGAGTTCTTGAAATAGTTTCACCTGCTAATTTACCTGTAGCTTTACCTTTTTTACCTTCTTTAAAAGAATCTTCTAAAGCAATATTCATAGTTCTAGCAAAAGATAACCATTCTTCAACTTTCCAATTTTCAGGTATTCTAGCTAAATCTAAAGACATTATTTTACCAATATTTTTAGATATTAGTAATTCTGTATTATACATTAATATATTGTACATATACTGATAAGGTTTCATTTTATCCATTAATGAAACTGCTGTATTATCGTTAGTATTATATATAGTACCTACAATTCCAGGATAACATCTTGAAGGATTATCCATATCTCTTAACTGAAAAGGTTTAGGTCTCATTCTTACATAAATAGCTGAATCATTTTCATCTAATGATGAACCACCTATTTTATGACCTTCCCACCACTCATTAACCCATAATACTTCTGCTTTTTCTCCTAATGTTTTATCAATAGGATATTTTTCATCTTCTAAAGTTATTTCTTCTTCTCCTTCTTCATTTAATTTAGTTACTTTAAGCATTTTTCTTCTTGATTTCCAAAACACTTTAACTACTCTAATATTACCTTCACTATCAAAAGTATCTCTAAAAGTAATATCATTTTCTAACATAGCTAAATTAATACTATCAGTAAATTCTGATAATATAGGTCTTTTAGTACCAATATCAATACCTTTAGAAGAAGATACACCAAATGAACCTGATTCTAAAGAATCTATTTCTTGAGGTGTTAAATCATCATAATATTCATCAATTATTTTACCTGGGCTATACCAATTTTCTACAACTATAATATCTGAATCTTCAATAAAATTAGATTCACCACTTCTTACACAATATACATTTTTAGGATTTAATCTTTCAAATATAATTTCTTGGTTAATAGCATCTACTAAATATATTTCTTCTGCTACTAATAAAGCATCTTTAAACCCATCTACAAATTTCTTTTTTAATCTTAATTTATAAGTAAGATGTTTTAATATTTGAGTACCAGCTTTTTCTCTTACATCTTGAAATTCATAGTTTTTATATCTTTGGAATCTTTTTAATTTTTCCATTAAAGCTTCTTCATCATCTTCATTTTCATAAATAGATTTAAGAATTAAACTTGTAAATTCTTTTTTTAATGTATCTTCTTTATCAGAAATAGCGTCTTCATTTATAACTCTTACTCTATAATCAAAACTTCTTTTAGATGCTTCACCTACTAATAAATCTATTTTAGGATTTATAATAGGATAGTTTTGCATTTTAGCAGGAAGAGAAAAATTACCTGTTAATTTAAAAGGATTACTTATTTGTTCAATATCAGATTGGTCTAATATATCTGAATATAAATTATAATGTATAATTTTATTATGAAGAGTTTGTCTAAATCCTAGATGTCTTCTTGATATATATTCTTCAGCAGATTTAACATTTTGCATTCTCCATTCTTTAGTTTTTTGAGAATGAGGTTTTTTCTGTGATGGGAATATTATAGTTCTATTATCCATATTGTAAAATTATATAAAATTATATTACTTTATTTTATTATTTTTAAAGTTTTGAAAATAAATCGTTTAAATTATTTGTTCTTCTATAACTAACACTACCACTTTTAAATCTTTGTAATAAGTCTTCAACAGGTTCATCTATATTTTCTTCTTTAACAGATTTGTTTTCAAATTGCCCAAATAATTCTTCTCTAATAATCATCAATAATATTAATGATGAAACTCTATCAAAGTTACCACTACCATAAGATAATAATTCTCTTATTAAACCTACTGACCTTATTTTATGTAAATTAAGTATTCCAGAATCAGAATCTTCACCATAAGCAGATTTTTCTAACCATGCTTTAATTAATCGTTCTCCATATTTAATTACAGGTAATGTAGCATAAGTACCATATTTTTTATTACCTACTTTAAATGTAGATAAATCAGCAACATCTTTTAATACTTGTGGAGTTTCAGCTAAATAATGAAGTAAGTTTCTTTTTTTATATTGACCAAACATACCTTTTTTATTTTGCTCATAATTATTTAAAGCTCTATAAAATATAGACAAATTACAAGCTACATTATAAAAATCTTCAGCAGAAGGTCTTCCAAAAAATTCAGCAACTATTCTATCAGTATAACCATCTAAAATAAATAAAGAACCTAATGATTTAGTATTAGATTCATCATCATCATATGTATCTGAAGACATAATATATCTACCTGATATAACTTCTCCATTTTTATCTTTTTTAGGCATTTCCCATATTTGTAAAATACCAGGTTTATTTTTATTATCTTTTATTGGAAATTCTGTAATTAGCTTATCTCTTTCAGTATTAACAAATTTAACAGTACCATTAGCAGTAGGAACTAACTCACCAATCCAAGATATATTTTCATATTTATGTTTTTTACTTTCTATTTCAGCTAATTGTTCTCTTAACATAGCTAAAGGAAAATCATTACTATTTGCAGATAAAAATATTTCAGAAGGCTTTCTAGGAAATGACATCATTTCTACATTTAAAGCTGTAGATGAATTAGCTTTTGCTTTTTCAGCTCTTCTTTTATCATAAACTTTTATAGCTTTTTCTATAATAGTATTACCATTTTCATCTTTACATGACCTATCTGCATATTCAGCAGGTACAAACCAACCTATTTTACCTGTATTTTCCCATTCATCTTCAAATGCTAAACAATTATAAGCTTCAGGGTCTCTAAATATAGTTTCACTACCTTGTATTTTTTCAATGTTACCACCTGTACCAATATAAACAGATGTACCAAATTTAACTGTACCATCTGTATATTGACAAGATTCATTAGCTGCATGACATTGTAATATGTTTTCAACTAAACCAATTTCTTCTACTACCATTAAACCAGGTCTAGTACCTACTGCTACTTCAGGGTTTTGTATAGTATATATACCATGTTTAATATTAGAACCTGTACCTTCTTCAATCCATTGACCATTTACTTTTTTATCATAAGCGTGTCTCCATGGATTTTTCATATTATTAGGGTCTAATGTACCTTTCATTGATTTAAATAAAGGTGATGGTTCATAATTATCAGAACCTTTACCCCATTCACCAGGTAATTCTTTCATAGCATCTTCTGTTTTAGATAGTATATCAGAAGATTTAGAAGATATTGCAGCACCTACAAATACTTCAACTGTAGCAGGATTATGTATAGATTCTTCATTATAATATCTAGCACCATCAAAAATTATTTCCCATAATATACAACCTACTGCTACTATATAAGATTTACCAACACCCCTAGCAGAAAGAAGAAATAAGTTTTTAGCTTCATTATTATAATAGGGTTTACCTAAAGGTTTATTATGTAGCTTTCTTATATACTCTCTACAAGGTGTGTATTTTTTTAATTCTCCATTTTTTCTAAATACAGAATAATGTAAATCTTTAATATCTATTTCTGTATCTTTATTGTACAAATAATCTTTTAATTCTAAATCACATGAATATTCATCGTCTTCATCAAATCCTGAAAATCCTCTACATTCCATGTAATTATACATAAATTCCCAATCAAAATCTGTTAAATCAGGTCTTATTTTAATTTTAGGGTGTGTCTTAGGTAAATGCGATGGTCTATGTTTAATAGTACCTAAATTAATATAAAAGAATAAATTAGGTGGCATCCACCTCCACATACCTTTTTCTTTAACATCTTTAGTATCTTGTGCCCATAATCCTTCAATACATTTCTTTTTTACATCTTTCCAATATTTAACATATCTAGTAGAAGAAGGGTTAATAGATTCAATACCATCTAATATAAAAGCTTTTTTATTATTTATTCTTACAAACATTATTTAATTTTTTGAATAATAACATTATCTATTTCATTAAAGTCTAATTTGTTTAAAGATTCTAAATTTAATAAATACATTACAGCTTTTTTATTTTTAACTAATCTACTATTACCATCATTTGTAATTATGTAATGTCCACTTGATGTTAATTGACTTTCTTTTAAATTTACCTCAATTTTAAATATAGAGTTTTCCATTTTTATATTAATTTTTTTTCTGATGCACTTTCTTTTCTATCTCCTTTAATGTTACCACCTTTATCATCAGATTCAAACTCTTTTTTAATCTCAAAGTATAAATCATATAATTTTTTAGTGTTAGCTAACATTTTATCAAGCTGTTCTCCATTTTCTAAATCATAAGGAGTAATATTTATAAAATTAGTTCTTTCTTCTAACTTTTTATAAAAATCAAATAATTTTTTTTCTGGAATACTAAAAATACACTGCTTATAAAAATCTATTAATGGTTCTATAGTTTCCCATTTAAAATTTTTAGAATTTAATATATCTTCTTTTATTAAATCTCTTTTTTCGTTTTCTTCAATATTTCTCCATGGATTATTTTCATTAATATCTGTAAAAAAAGCAACAGCCCACATTACTTGTGAACTGTCCTTTTTATTTTTAGATTTGTCATCCAT